TAGCCATTAATAATTCTCTAGCTTCACCAAGCTTTACGAGAATTTGTTTTATAGTATTCCGAGCGGTTTCATCATTATTACCTTCCTCTAAATCTATCAGAACGGCATGTAGATTTAAATCAACCGAATGATCCGTTAGAAAAGTAAAATTATCTTGTATCGATTCAATGGGTTGGGGAAAGAGGATATCGCATACTTGTTGAGCGATACCCTCTCTGATAATTTCCTTACGCTTTAACCACTTAAACATAATATATCATCTTAAATTAGTTTCGCTTTTTTCCTACAGTATACTTGGATTCAAGTTCCCATTCCAATTTTTCTTTATATGAAAGAACTTTAATTTGGTTAAGGGGAGTTCTAGGTTCCTTGTATATTGCTTGATTTATGACTTTAATTAATCCCCATTCTTCAAGTAAACTTGCTATGGTATTTCTACGACCTTTATCCTCATCAGTGAAGTCAGAATGCTTACCATCAAGCAAGAAAAGTTCTTTAAAGTGAGTTATATAATACTTACCTTTCTTATGAAGAATATGGCAAGATTGATATAATCTTTTTTCCTTTCTGGAAGCAATTCCTATTCTAGTGAGAGTTTCCTTTATCTTAAGGAAGTTCTCTTCTTCAGTAAGTATTACCTCCAATAACAAATCCAGTGAAATCATAAAAATACCCCATTGTTTTTATTTTTGTTTATTTATTTTATCTTATTCTTAGAGTCGGGGTAGACATAAGTTTCGATAAGTTGTTCTTTTTGTTTATCAGTTAGAATATTCCATGCTTGCTTCATCTTTGCAATGCTGTAATTGAATACAGCAGCCGCATCTTCAATCACCTTTTCGCTATTTTTTTCAGACTCCGATTTTTTGAACCATCCATCCTTTTTAAACCGCTTACGTTTTGATACAGCATAAAATAGATAATCATGCTGCATTTGTTTTTCCATCCATGCATTGCTATTGAGAAAGACTGCATGACTCAAAGTATCTGGAAACATGGAAAAGGATGTGTTTATAAGCCATGGACTATAATGAGATTGAGTAGTCTCATCAAATAGATACTGCTTATCGTAGTTTATATCCTGGGTAAACTTAAATGGATTAAATTGAACTTTGGTTTCAACTTCCTCCTGCTTAATTTTTTCAGCACCAAAGAGTGTATAAACTACATTTTCGGAAGTATCCTGCTTTTTAGCTTTAACCATTTTACTTCCATTCCAAACGCATCATCAATTCAACAAAAAATGCTAGCAAATTAATTTCATGATTTGCTACAAAAGATGCTTTATATTGATAATCAGCAATAATTACAATCATTTCAGGAACTGATTTCTTTTGAACGTACTCTCCTGAATTATTATAAACAGATTGAAAAATAGCTGCAGAATCTTGATCGCTATTTTCATTAATCCACTTACGCACAGCATCAAAATCACGAGACTTACAAGCATCAAAAACCTGCTTGATAGTCAAATCCTGGAAGTTATAGAGAATGCCGGAGTCAATGGCACCAGTGGCACCATACCTCTGAAGTTCATTTAATACTCGTCGCCAATCAGGAAAATGCTTTTTGATTACTTCAGCAACAACATTCGATTCGTACTTAATGCCTTCAGCATCAAGAATAGCAATCACACGCTTAAAGAATTGTGATGCTAGTTTAGTCTTACAATCCTTAGGAATCGTAAAATCAATGACTGAACAACGAGAATGAAGCGGTGAAATGATCTTATTTTTAAAATTACATGTGAGAATAAAACCGCAATTCTTTGAAAATTCCTCCATAAAATTACGGAGAGCCGGCTGAACATGATGATTTAGATAATCAGCCTCATCAAGAATTACATATTTTCGACCACCAGAAAATGATACAGTAGATGCAAAATTTGCAATATCATTTCTCAATGTATCCATACCTGCATTAAGAGAACCATTGATGATAATATAATCACAATTAAGTTCCTCAATCATTGCTCGAGCAATAGTAGTCTTACCTACACCTGCTGAACCTGCAAGAATAAGATTAGGAATAGTCTTTTGATCGACAAATGTTTGAAAAGTAGTCTTTAAATCCTTGGGGAGGATTGTATCCGCGATGCACTTAGGACGATACTTTTCTACCCACAACACATGTTCAAGCATTCATAATCTCCATAATAAAGAAAAAAAGGGGGAGATTAACTCCCCCCAGCATTTAGTTCCAGTAAGAACTATTTGCCTCAACAGTTACATAATAAGTAATATCAGATGCAGTAAACTTCGAAATACCCTTTGCGCAAAGAATAACATCAAAATCAGCATTCATCATCTTCAGGTTTTCACCCTTAAATACTGCTCTGAAATTCTTATGAGTTGATCCCAATTCAACTCGATATACACTAGTCTTAGTCGACTGATTTGTAGTCTTACCGTTAAGAACTTCCAAAATTAAACTATTACCATCACCGATAACAGCAATTTCATTCAGTTCTAGAATTGCCATAGCCTTGAGAGCCCGGTTCAATTCACCACCATTAAGAGAAAATTCCAGGTCAACAGAAGGAAGAACAAGTTCCTTTTCAGGCGGCACAAGAATTACATTAGGATCACAGTAATAATAATCAAAGGAAACAGGATTCTTGTTATCCTTGATGTGTACCAAATCATCATCAAATTCAAGCTCCGGATCATCACAAACTGACAGACAGGACAAGAACTGACTCAAATTGTAGATACCAAAAGGTCGCTCAAAGGTATCAGGAATTTCAGCACGAGCAATCAATGCCTTATTTGCAGCAATAGTTTTAATAATATTACCTGGCTTTATATAAATCGATTGATTGATTGTGCTGAAATTCTTCAACATTTCAACAGTCTTAGGATTTAACTTCATTCACATACTCCATATCATTGGATTAACGCATTATATACCCATAATCATATACAGTCAATAAAAGATTACTTCTTTGACTTCTTAAGCATCGCAGGATCAGCAGTAGCAGGTGCACCGATACTAGCCAAATCAAGCAAGGAACCACCAAAGATATAACTTCCAACATGCTGCAACTTCATCCAGGGACAATACCAAATTCTGCATTCGATGTCAATCAACTTTCTGCAGAACCAGTAATCCTCACTCAAATAACGCTTTGATGCAGGATCGATTTCTGCCTGAAAATACTGCATGATTTCACGAGAACCATCAAATGCTTCTGTGCGAACATGATCGGGTTTATAACTATATTGCGGATATGCCTGTTCAAATTTCTCAAATGTCTTACGGCGAGTCATCATGAATCCTGTGCCGACTTCTGATACTTCAACAGGGACATCCACGCGAATGTTACCGCCACCACTCTTGGGGTTAAAGACAAAATCACCAACATATTTTTCTAATACATTGGGATCTTCGTCAGCAATACCCTTATCAACCGCTAGCTTAATCTTTTCCCATGAAATACACTTCTTAGGATATGGACCAGCAATTACATCATAATCCGATTCATCAGATTGAAGTGCTAAAAGTGCAAGAACATCTCGCGGATCAAAACCAATGTCAGAATCGATGAACATCATATGTGTCATTCCTGACCGCATGAATTCATCGACACAATAATTTCGTGCTCGTGTAATCAATGATTCATTGAATAGAAAATAAGAGCGAAGTTCAATACCGTGACTGGTGCAAATCGATGCCAAATCAGCTACTGACTTTGCAAACATACCAGCACACTGGCCGCCATACATTGGAACGGCTAGAAAAAGCTTGCGCTTACGAAGTTCTTCTATAGAAATACTAATTTCCATTATTAGTCCTTTTCATGATTTAAAATATGATGATTCATTGCTAGGACAGCATAGTGTAAAACCTTCAGAAGGTCATCCTTATTATGTCCATTTTTCTTACCGTAGCGAGAGGCATACTTGATGATATTACCAAGATAAAATCCCTCGCCATGACCAGAAGATACAATCAAGTCTTGAGCTTGAACCTTATCGCCATAATGACTTCCATAAGTCTTATCGATATAACTACGTAGTTCAGCTAAAATTACATCTTCGTTATATTTATACTTGATATTTTTATTGATCATGATTGTATTAGGAAGAGCAGCCAACTCTACTGCACTCCATATCGATCCGCTGGGTTCATAAGGATCGTGATTTTCAATAGTTAAACTACCTTCAACTATTCCATTATTCAATGTAGTAGCAACCATGCTATCATTTTTCATAATATTAACTCCTAATCTTGTTACGATCTTTTCCTATTGTAATAGATTCTTTATCGTAATTATCAATCATATACATTCCATACTCATTAATGCCATCAGGAATAACCAAACCAGACTTCAAAATAAGTTTATTCTTGATAAAGGGTGTATAATCGACATAATGATGCCAACGACCATATTTAAAAACCATAGTCGCGACATCTGGATGCATATCAACTAGCATTTTACTCTTATTTAGAGTACCGTCGGCATTCAAGTAGGAATTTCTCCAATTATCCTTAGATAAATCACCTTCAGCATGATAAAACTCTGCAGTATTGCCGCCTTTGACTGTTTGCGTTGCGGCTTTACCTTGAAGAAAATTATTAAACTGAACTGTGCAATTTCCATCCTTCAATACACGAAGACAAATATCCGTGTCCTCATTGTATCTTCCGCGCCAGCGATGGGGACAATCATTTCTAATTAGAAGGGTAGAATATATCCGAGTATTAGGAACATATGGTTCATACTTCTGTGTTTCAGCACAGAAAAATACGTAATTAGGACCAGAGATATATACATTTTCATATCGGTCAACAAAATCTTCCATTGACCTGAACCCTGCACCAGTACTCAGTCTTACCTTCATATTATTATTTAGACGATAGAAATCATAGATATTATCGTCAAGCACCCAGTGACTGGTAGCACCAATGGAAATGGAATGATCCCAAGCATAATTACGGGCTCTTCCTGGACCATCACCATGATTGCTAAATGGTGCTTCAACTAGCGTAACATATTCTCGGATATTAAATCGATCAAGTGCAATATCATAATCTTTCATATTCTGAGGTTCAACTATGATATAATGCGGAATAAACATTCTCGATAATGCACGAGAAGTATACATCGATTCATGGCGATTTTTAGAAATAATATATACTGGATACTTTGGATTACATGCTGGATCAGCATATATCCGATACTTGATCAGTTGCTTCTTTTCCTTTTGAGGAAAAGAAATAAATGGAATCCATGCAGTTTCATCGCGCTTGATAATAGTTTGACCAATCAAAGATTCAAACTTATCATAATCTTCTTTGGTTCTAAACTTCATCAAAATTTGACGATAGGCATGTTTATAATCCTGCTTGAAAGCAGGCATATTTTTCCAATGCAACTGCGCAGAATTTACGCCATGCTTTCTAGTATGTTCAGTGATATTTTCAAATTTATCATTAATGAAATCCGCAAGTTTACCCTCACTGCTTTTTTCTTTTTTGCCTCTGCCATATTTTGGTGCAAGCAATTCCTTGCTAATAAAGACCTTTTCTTCACTATCTTCTAATAGTGGATTTTTTTCGTATTGGGGATAAAATGCTTCTTTTTGATTACCAGGAATCGATTGATTAATAAGAATACAAAAATCATAGATATCATCTAAGTTATAAAAATTTACATTTACAACTCTATAAAGATCTTCATACGGATTGATTTTTGGTTTCTTGATTGCTGATTCTATAGGTTCATCAAAAAATGCTTCAAGTGTGCTAGCATACTTATCAATTTTTCTAGTTTCTACATTTAAGAAATTATCATATGAAGCACTTTCCTTCACAGCATGCATAATATTAATTCCTAATTACCACTTCTTCCCATTCTTACCAGCACGATTTTCACGCTTATGGTCTGCTCTATGAGCATTATAATGATGCTTCTCAGCAATAGCACTAGCAACATCTAAGTCTAGATGACCAGCGAGATCAAGAATGCGAATAATACAATCAGCAAGTTCAACTTCAACCATCTGACGATGGGGAAGATGATCATCCATTAAACTCTTCCTAGCACCTTCCATTGCTTCAGACAATTCCGAATGGCATAGTGCAATAAGAGTTCCAATTTCTCTTGGATTATCCCACCACCCCATTTCCTTAGCTTGCCCATAACACTTTGACTGCACAGATTGCATAGCCTTAATTTCAGTTTCATTAACACTATAATCACTCATGTTATAACTCCTACATATTTTAAACACATTAGAATAACCAATGTAATAGTCATTAACAGCATAAAACTAACGGCTAATGATATTACTGTTATAGCACTATATAATATGCTATATTTTATTACAGTCCATATTTTTCTTAAGTAGAAATCCACGCGGGAGGTTTCCTATTTTTCCAGGCATGGATATGCGCTTTGCCAATTCGATAGTAATTCCGGTAGCTTTCGACTGGATTACCTGATACTTTATATTCATCAGGCATAGCACATGGCATTTCTGTCATATCGAAATTTTGTAAATTATGCGGAGGTGACATTAACATATACGAAAGTTCACCTCGGCACTTGTGTTCCTTATCATATCGATATTTATATTCATCCATTAGGGCATGGAAATGTTCAGCCAACCAAAGATAATTTTCTACAGAAGTTCTAGTCCACACCGCACTAGGATGATTTACATGTGTAGCAGAATAAAGGACAGAATCTCGAGCATCATCCAATATGTATCGCTTTACATTGCGACCAGTTTTTGATTTACCGTCAGTCATTCTACCATCAAGCAATCGATGCGCAGTTGACAGTAATTGTGCGCTTTCAAGTATCATCTTCACACAGTGACTATTTACAAGATATTGTGCTGCAATAACCGGGTTTGGATCAATATAAAAAATATTCAAGATCGATTCCACTTTTTTAAAGCTTGTTGACGATGAAACGGATTTGCATTAGCATAAAATAGTCTACCATCCAAAAAATCCATACAGTGTTGGAAAGTTCTAGCTGTCAAACCTGTATATGTTTCCGTTCTTACTTCACCATTAGGCATTGCAAATCTGACCTTACAATGTTGAGGTCTCATAACCTTAACACATAATCCAGGATATGTCAAGGAAATTTCCTCAAGTCTAACCTTTTCTTCACCCGGTATTACTATCTTTGGATTGAAACATACAAAATTTTGTGGTGCACCACGCATAGCAAAAATTCTGTATGGTATACCTACTTGTGGTGCAGTTAAACAAATACCATTATTGTCATACATGAATTTTACTAGTTTTTGAGAAAATTCAATAGAATCAAATGGCGGCGCTTGAAAGTTAAAAGGTTGAGAAATCTCTTTTAATTTCTTATCATTATATTGAAGTAATTGCATTATTCAATCCTACTGAAGTTTTTGCTTTTAACAAATTTGATTACATTCTCAAACTTATCATGCAAGTTTTCTCTATGTGAAATCACGAATACATTGGACTCTGTACTTATCGATTGAAGTATTTTCAATAGATCATCGGCGGCATTTCCATCAAGACTAGAATCAAATACTTCGTCAAGTATAAGTAAATTAGTACTCAGGGAATTGCGGAGTTTAGCTACAGCGCGCCAAGTAAACAATATAGCAAGGTCGATTTTCTGTTTTTCTCCCTCACTAAATGAGGAATAGCTAAATTCATCTCTATATCTAGACTTTATTACTTCATTGAATTGCTCATCTAGATTAAACTCAACAAATAAATCAAATTCACCTAGATACTTATTGATAAGTTTATTAATAATAGGTATATATTGATTTACAATTTTGGTTTTTATACCGCCATCCTTCAATAGAAGTGAGGCAGCGGATAACACTTGTTTGTCTTCGCTAAGATCATTATACGTAACAGATAGTTCTAAAAGTTCTTTTTCAAGATCAACTATTTTATCTTCTGACTTGTTATCAATTTCTTTCTTTGCATCATCAATTTCGGATTTGATAGAATCAATTTGATCCTGGAACATTTTGATTTTCAGTTTTTCGTGAGAAATTTTGGTCTTAATTTCATCACATTCTCTGTCAATGTTTAGTAGTTCAATAAGTTCTTTATTGGTTTGTTCATAGACTTCGGCTAATTTTACAAGACCGTCCTCTATTTCTTTTATTTCCGTCTCACGCTTTGAAACAATATCACAACTAAATTCATTGCTGATTTGCTGTTTGCATGTAGGACAATTTTCATGATCAGTAAAGAACTTAATTTCTTTATCCATAAGGGAAGTTTTAGCTTCCATCTGAATTCTAAGTGATTTGAGTTTATCTATTTTCTTTTGAAGTGTATTAATATCGCTATTACTTTGATTTTTTGACTTCAATTCTTCATTCAAGCTATCTTTTTCTGAATTAGCTTGTTTAATTTTTTCTTCAATATCCTTTAATGCAGTCTTCTTTTCACGTATAAATTGAGCACTTTTGGATTGAAGTTCCTTAAGATGCTCGCGAGCCATTTTAATTTTGGTATTAACTATATTTTGATCATTTATATTTGACTGCAGAGCTTCATAGTTTTCCTGAACACGTTCCTTCAATAAAGTATTCATCGTTGTAAATACTTGAAGGTCGAGCAAATCCTCAATTATGCCTCTGCGTTGTGCTGCAGGTAATTGCATAAATGGCACGAATGAAGCTGAACCAAGAATTACAACTTGACAGAAAGACTTATAATCAATC